CCTCCTGATCTAAGCACTCAAGAGCGTTGTAAGCATCGCCACGACCTTCGTGGTATTCAACGCAAGCGTTGTCAAAGCGCATCTCTTTATCCCTAATGGTGTCTCTCCACCCAAGCAGATATTGCTCAGAGGTATTTGGATCAAGGAACATCTTTACAATTTGTTTCATTACGTTATTCATAACTAGCTCCTATGCTCAATAATGCGTTTTGCATAGCCTTCCAACTGGTCAAAAACAATCTCACCAATTGATTCGTAGTTCTTGGATGCAAATGCGTACAACAAAGCCTCTTCAACATCTGACTGCCGAATGGCGTTTTGACGAATATAAAAAAAGCTAGTCGCTCGCGGATATGGTTCAGTGAATCCATCGATGCTCATGCCTTCCCAAAGCACTAATGGGTCAGCCAAAGTGTCACAAATCTTTTCGTGGCTAACTTTATCCTGGTCAATATCATATGGATTACTGACATCTTCTGGTGGGTCTACTCGACCCGGATCATCTCGATAACTCATGTCTAATTTCCCCTTACTAAAATTAAAAATAATCAAGGCAAATACCTCCTTGCTGTGTACGACAAGAGATACATTACACACTATATGTGTACGATGCAAGCAAAATAAAACACAGAAATAAATGCAAATAATAACCATTCACTATTTAAAACGTACTCAATTCGTGTTACGTTATACGAAATCGTTTAGCCATTTATGCAATGAGGAAGCAAGTTGGAAGACTTAATAATGAAGTTTTTAGTGGATGCAGGGGAGGATAAAGCTAAAAATATAATTGACAATCTTACTTTGAATCAAGATACGCCTTTAACATGCGAGTCACTTTCTCGGCTTCTTGATCACCTTTCAGCGCGATCTGATTTAGAAGTTTAAATAATTCTTTTTGATTTTCGCCAAGGTTCTCAAGCTCAGTTGAATAACCATCATCTAAGTTAAGCAAATAGGTTGGAGACACGCCAAGATGCTTACTTAGCTCAATAGCAATATCAACAGGAAGCTGCCTTGTGCCTTGCTCATAATTTGAGATTCTTGAAGGCAGAAGTAAGCCACCAGTCTTTCTGGATAATCCGGTAAGAGATAAACCGGCATTTTCTCTGCATTGTTTTAGTCTAATGCTTGTTGGGTTTTTCATTACGCACCTGCAATTCCCGCAGTTTACACTTAATGTGGAAGATCATCAATATACTTTAAAATATACTTTAAAATATACTTTAAAATATGCAATTGCGTAACGTACACAGTATGTGTATGATCCACATATGAATATGACTTTTAAGCAATACCTTTCCAAATATGGTGACTCTCTCGCATCAGAGAAGTTGTCTATCAATCCTCGCTCTGCCGCTGCGTACAGGCGAGGTGAGCGAATGCCACGATCCAAGGATATTCCGAAGCTCATTGAGCGATCAAAAGGCGAGCTTTGCTTTAGCTCTTTTTTTATTGGTGATGACGCGTGAGCAAGATGCTTGTTGCTCCTTTGGAAGCGCTGACTGATCCTGAACTGACGGATCAAGAGCGGAGAGTTTTACTTGCTTTGTTTTCTTATCGGGGAAGATTAACCGAAAACGTCTGGCCGACTAGAGAGCAGATTGGTGAGAGAGCAAACATCAAAGACCTTGCCGCCATCGGTAAACGGACATCATCGCTTGCCAAGAAAGGGTGGTTGATTAAGTTTAAAAAAGGTTTCTCCGGCCATATGACCTACACCATGCAGTTCCCAGAACGTCTTGAGACTTCAGTAGACACTACCGGACAACCATTAGAGGTCGAATCCACCTCGTATGCATTAGAGGTCGAATCCACCTCTCATTCGAGGTCAAATTCACCTCTTCATACGAGGTGTTTAATACCCAGTGCATTAAACAAACCATTAAACAAACCAATTAAACAAACCATATATAAGAAAATCGCTCTCGATCCAAGTGATCCCTTAATTAATTTATACAAAGAGTTTATTAATTACCGGATTGGGCTGAAGCACCCCCTTACTCAACAAATGTTCGACCGTTTTTTAGGCGTTGTACAGGTTTGCTGTGATGAGCTTGGCAAAACCCCAGAGTGGGTAATCACGGAAACGATTGATGCAGGGTGGCGATCTTGTAAACCAGAATGGTTACGAAACAGGATAGCGGTAAACCCGAAGTCAGATTCGATTAGAGCAAGGTCAATTGTTGACAGTTTAAATGACCGCTCGTGGGCGAGCTAGGGAGAGTTACATGGCATTTGGAAGTGCAGCGCATGATAGACGAACGATTTTGATTGAATACAGAGGCAATAACCCTAAATTAACCTCTGGTCACTTATACAGCCGAAGCTGTATTGCAAAGGCTTTTAACGTATCGCGATCAACTGCCCGAGTTAAATTGACAGGCAAGACGATTGCGACTGACCAAGATATGAAACTATCAGATTCACAATCAGGTTTTAGCAACATTGAAAAAATAATGACTTTTGTGGGCGAAGAAACAAGAGGTTTTAAAAAATGGAAAGAATATACGATTAAGGAAATCTCAGCACTGTCAGGGATTAAACCTAATGCTTTAAATAAAAGAATCGGGAAAGCCGTTGTTTTTGACCATCATCATGTTCGGCCATCTTCTGACAAGCAAGCCAGTGGAATACCCAATACTTTTAACACTCAGTTTGATACCCACGTCGAAATGATCAGTGCCAAATGGTTACGGAAAAGCATAAGGGTTTCACCATGAGTCTTGGTCTCCTTGCTTATCCGGTTCGCATTGTTAACGACTATCAGCGTGATGATCTTGCGGCTCGTATTCGCGGCCTAGAAACCAATAAAAACAAACCTATTTTAGTGACCATTACGGATGCCGATGAGAAGCGTTCTAACGCAATTAATCGATTGGCGCATATGTGGTATTCAGAACGTGCAAAGCAGGGCGGGGATCTAAATTTAGATCAGGCGAAGTGTATTGCAAAGCTCAAATGGGGTGTTCCCATTATGAGGAGGCATAGAAAGTTTAACGATAACTGGATCGCGTTGACTGAATACCGCGAGGTTGAGCGAGAAGGTAAAGAAAATTTAGTAATTACACCTGCTTTTCCAACCTATGAAAAAAAGATTGAGCTAATGGATTGGTTGCCTGTCACCTCCCTGATGACTAACCCTGAGATGAGTGAGTTTATGAATTACTTTCAGGCGTTTTTTGCCAATAAATATCAACTAACCGACCCAAAGTTGCAGGGGATAGAGTTGTGAGAGTTTTGATTGGCTGTGAAGAATCGCAAGAAGTCTGCAAAGCGTTTAGGGCAAAAGGCCATGAGGCGTATAGCTGCGACCTTCAAGAAAGCAGCGGTGGACATCCTGAATGGCATATTCAGGGCGATGTTTTTGATGCAATAGCGGAAGGGTGGGATTTAATTATCCTGCATCCACCTTGCACCGCCTTGGCTGTATCTGGTAACGCTTGGTATGGCACGGGAATGGCAAAAAATGCGCTCAGGTCAGAGGCTATCGATTGGACATTAAAGCTCTTGGATTACGCCCTATCCAATTGTGACCGCGTAGTTATGGAAAACCCTGTTGGTGTTTTAACAAAAATAATCGGTAAACCGCAATATGTTCAGCCGTGGATGTTTGGTCACGCAGAAAGCAAAAAAACAGGGCTTTGGATTTTTGGATGTAACAAGTTACGCAGCACTAATGACGTTTACGGTGAATTTATATCTTTACCCAAAAACATTGCACAGCGGTTGCACTATTTGCCTCCCTCGAAAGACAGGGCAAAGTTGAGAAGCAAAACATTTCCAGGCATTGCCGCAGCGATGGCAGACCAATGGGGGTAACTAAATGATTAGCCTAAAAGTATTTTATCTGACAAAGATTTACTGGCCTTTTGTTTTAAACAAGGTTCGGTTGCTTGGGTTGCTTAAAAAGATTCATAAAATATACAACGTAAAGTTTAAGAAACATTGCATGTGCGTTTACAAAATACAGTCTGACCGGGTTTTTGTTTGGTGCGAGAAGTGCAGAGCCTATCAAAAGCATGGGCGTTGGAAGTAATGGCTAAAAAGACCAAGACCATTGCAAAGGAGGTCGATGACGTTGCCAAGCTAATGCAAAAGCTAGTGCGGTTAAAGGCGGCTGATGAAAATGGTTATGTTAAGTGCTGCACCTGCGGAGTGGTAAGGCTTTGGAATGATCGAATGCAAGGCGCTCACTTTATCAGTCGCGGTAAATTAGCAACAAAGATAATGATTGAGAACTGTCACCCTGCTTGTGCCTCCTGCAACCAATGGGCGCACAAGACCACTCTAGGCATTCTTGCATACCGCAGATACATGGTTGGCATGTATGGCGAGGATGCAGTAGATGAGCTTGAGGCTTTATCAAGAACTATCAAGAAATACACAAGAGATGAAGTGGCAGACATTAAAACTGATTTTTTAAAGCAGATTAAATTTCACTCAGAAAGAATTGGATGCTTATGAAACATTTAAAAGAGTTTTGCACTGATCGACAAAAAGAAATATTGACCGTCTTTATGGACAGCACAAGTAAACAAGACGCTGCAAACAAACTAAACATTTCAAGGTCAACGGTTAAGGCCGCAATTAAAGCGGTAGAGAAAAAAGCAGCATTAGCCGGGGTAGCCCCTGATCGTGATGTAAATCACCGGACGATGGAGGGGTTCAATACAAAGTTTGTGACGAGCCGCTTTGATGGAGAGGGCAATCTGCAAGGCCAGTACGTTCGCCAAGAGCGAGAAAAGGTTGATCTTGATGCAATGCTCAATGATTTTAAAGAGGGCTTACAGGGCGAATTAAGTGGGTTACATAAGCCTGTCGACGCGCCATTAGAAACCTTAGATAAATTGATGAACTGTTACATGATTGGCGATCATCATTTGGGCGCTCTATCTTGGTCTAAAGAAACAGGGGAAGATAATTATGATACAGACATTGGGGTCAGTCTTCTTGAAGATGCCGTTGATAGTTTGGTGGCTCGTAGCCCTAATTCTAGGCATGGTCTTCTGTGCAATTTGGGTGATTTTTTTCACAGCAATAACATCAAAGGTGAAACAGCAGGTGGAACGCCACTTGATACAGACGGACGATACGGAAGAACCGTCAAAGAAGGCGTGAATCTTTTAAAACGCATTGTTATTAGGCTGTTAGAGAAGCACGAAATCGTCACCGTTTTAAACGTGAGGGGCAACCATGACAGTGATCCTGCGTTGTGGCTAAACGAGGCCATGAGAATGTACTTTGAGAATGAGCCTCGCGTCATTATCCCTGATAACTATTCCAAGTTCACTCACCTTGAGTTTGGCAACAGCCTCATTGTCCTGCATCACGGAGACAAAATTAATCCGCAGCGAATCTATGAATCAGTGACCAGGCGGCTACCTGTTGAGTGGGGTCGGACTAAATACAGATTCGGTTGGCTTGGGCATCTTCATCACAAAGAATCAAAGGAGATTGGGGGCATGATGTTTGAGCAGTTTAACGTACTTACAACCCCTGATGCTTGGCATGCAGGTGCAGGGTTCGGATCATCCCGGTCAATGACTTGCATTGTGTTATCAGAGGACTATGGCGAAGACAGTAGGGTCATTATCAACCCGGATAGGATAGAGGGGGAGAGAGATGAAGGGCTTTAGCATGGGTATGAGTACAGCAACAGCCAGTGTTTCAGTAAAAAAGGATCATTCCGAACGCGACCTAAGATCGATTAAACGATTTATTGATGCGCTATTGGAGCGCAAAAAAGAGGCAAAAAAATGATTAATTTTCAACCAGATTATCAGGATTGCGTAGACAATCACTGGGAGGACTTAACTCAAAAGTATTGGAACATTGTGGCAACAGCAAAGGGTGATGTTAAAAGAAACGCTCTACTGTCGCTGAGAGATGAGGTCACTGCAAGGGTGCTAACAATACCGCCATCAGAGGAGGAGGTGTTAAACCGCAACCCTCAGATGATGGATTCGGATGATTAAAGCACTAAGGGTAATGATCGCTATTCCGATAGCGTTAATAGGGTTCTTAATTGTTGCCTTGGCGACCGTACTGGTCTGGTCGGGGGCTTATATTGTTAATGTTGCACAATGGATGAGTGAGTAATATGAGCGAGTTGATGGCTATGTTGACGGCAAGCGCACCACCTTTAAACTCAGTCAGAGGATCATCACGCGCAAAGATCACCGCCTCTGATGTGGCCGCATGTTTAACATCATGCAACAGGCACACTTATCTGTTCGGGTTGGCTAAATTCTCACTAGATACTAGCTCACGGCAAGAATTAAACACGCTTGCTGTTTCAATGGCTCGTAGGCAGTGCTTTAAGCTATCTGAGAGCGAATCTAAGCGCGTTCCTGACCTTCTTGGTCTAGTTGCATTGCGGTTAAGTATCGGGGCTAATAAATGCCCTAAGTGCCGTGGCGTTGGGGAGCTAAAATCATCAAGCGAAGTTGTCAAATGTCCCTCATGTGGGGGCGAAGGCAACAAGAAACTCAGCATCCGAAAGCTAGAAAAGATCATAGGCGTTAGCCGAAAACGCTCAGAGAAAGTATGGCAACCCCGATTAACTATTTTGTTATCGGAGTATGCCGTTATGGAGTCAGATATCAGCCAAGCTATTCAGCAAGGTTTAAGAGAGTGACAAGCTGATTTATGGCTAGTGCTGTCTGCTTTTGGATGGGGTGATCTTGCTCAAGCCTAATAATCTGTCTATTAGTTAGACCTAGCTTTTCTGCAAGCTGTAATTGAGTTAAACCCAACTGTTGTCGGGCTTTTTTGAAGTCAGAGTTAGTCATTGGCAACCTCATATACTTTTTTTTCGCCTTTATCGTCTGATGCCATAAATTCATCTCCAAAAGCAAACCGCATAATTTGAGCTTGATGTAATTTTGTTTGCTCTTTGATTGTCTTATTTTCAAGTATGCTAATCATTTCTACTTCAGTTAATAATGTATTCATTATTTAATCTCCAATTTTGATTGACCGTGAATCATTGTGTAAATTTCTACAAAATCACTCTTGTTAATTTCTTCAATTTGGTCGAAATCAACGTGATTTGAATATGCTTTTAAAAACTCTAAGACTTGTTTGTTGTTTTGAAAATGCCAAACTTTAGCCTTGTTATTAATAATGCCAGTGTAATAAATCATAGTGTTTCCCCTTAAGCCCCTATGTTATTCCAGTAACCACTTGCATAAACGATTACTTTTTTATATGTTATTTTTTCAACCTCTTCTAATGAACTTCCGCATACAAATGCAACCGCATCGGCAAACTTATTGAAGTCTTTAGGGTTGATAATTGCACACATTTCATCTTTCCAATGAAGGTCTGTTTTTTTCTTCTTAGCAACACCAAGCTGATTGTGATGATGTATTTTGTTCGCTAATTTATAAAATTCAGAAAAAGCATTTCTTTTTTCATCAGAAGTGTAGGTTTCTCTTTTTTCAAAAATTGGATTTGTTACTAATGTTAAGCTCATTTTGTTTCCCCTTGGTTAATGTCTTGATGTTGTTAATATATGACACTATGTCACATAGTGCAAGTATTATTTGTAATTATTTTTAAAATCGGACAAAAGGTCAGACTTTGTGTCCTTGACAATGATAAAACATCGCACCTTTTATCAGTAAGGCAAACTACTGTATAAATAAACACTGTATAGATTGACAGTGGTGACAAAATGTGAAACAATTTACCACACTAGCCGTTCCCCTACTTTTTCGGCTGACTCCCGATCTTATACCGCCTCTTTTGGCGGTTTTTTTGTTTTAAAGGCGGCTCTTTTTTAGAGTGACCTGTGCTGTCCGATTGAAGCGACCAACTCCCTAATAGTCGTGGGACAGCCAAACTATCTATGAGGCAGAGCATGAGAACTTCTGAATCCGGTAAGGAATTTATTAAAGACTTTGAAGGTTGCAAGCTAGAAGCGTATCAATGCTCTGGTGGCGTTTGGACGATTGGTTACGGACACGCTCGTAACGTCCAAGAAGGTGACAAGATCACCAACAAAGAAGCTGATGCCTTACTGGTTAAGGATATTGAAATGGTTGAGCATCACGTTGATCGCCTGGTTAATGTTCACCTATTACGAAATGAGTGGGATGCCATCGTTTCTTGGTGTTTTAACTTAGGCTGCGGAAACCTAAGAGCAAGCACAATGTTGAGGGTTATCAATGCAGGTGACATAGATAAGGTTGCAGAGCAGATCGTTCGATGGGACAAAGCCGGGGGCAAAGTTGTTGCAGGACTAACAAGGCGCAGAAAAGCAGAGGCAGAGTTATTTGATAATGCTGTATACGATCATAAGCCTAAAGAGCCTAAGCCAAAAGCTAAGGCCAAAACTGATGGATAATCACGGAAAAGACTTGATGGATGTTGCTGCCGCATCAACTGGCATTTTATCACTGGCCGCATGGCTACCACCAACGGCATCTCTATTCACTATCATATGGCTTGGGTTACGAATCTATGAATCCAAGACTATCCAAGATTTAATTAATAAGAAATGAAGAATGGTAAACAAGGCGAGGGGGGTGGACAGCCACCAATCGTCTTTGATGATGACCAGGTTATTGAGTTAAAGGCTCTTGCGGCTGTATTAACTAAAAGTCAAATTGCTGATTACTTTGGCATTTCAGAGACTACTTTAAGATCGATTGAGTCTCGACAACCCGAAGTTCTTGATGCCTATAAAAAAGGAAGGGTTAAACAGATCAGTGACATGGGTTCTAACCTAGTCAAATTAGCCACAGAGGGCAACGTGGCGGCAAACATCTTCTATTTAAAGGTTCAGGGTGGATGGCGAGAGGAACAGCCAGAAGCACAAGAGATACCCCCTATTAATATCGTGGTGGATAGTCGTGCAATTAACACTACCGCAGAGTGA